AATGACCTAAAGCGCACTAGAGATGGCACCATTGACGTAACAAAGGGAGCAAAAGAATTGCTTCGCATTCTTGGTGGAAAGAAAGATATAACAATCTTTAAGGGGCTTGACCAACAGCTAGCTAAGCTTGGCGCAAACACAGCATTTATTGACTGGATAGGAAGCTTAGAAAAGAATGTTCAGAATAAGCTAATAAGAGTTGCTAAAAATGGTGCAGTCGCCCTTACAACACTTGGAAATGCTGCAAAGAAGGCTTTTGATGAGAGAGCTCTCGGAAGATTTAGTGCAGAGTCACAAAATGCAATTACGGCTGCAAAGGCTCAAAGAACAGCATTTTTAAAGCTAAAAATCGCAGGAGTTGAAACTACAGAAGCAATTGATTTAGTTGCAGACTCTGAGTTTGCAATCGCAGTATCTTCACAGAAGAGCTCTGGCGAAATAAAGAAGATGGTTGATGAGTGGAAGACTTCAAAGCAACAAGCTGAATTAACCCTTGCTATGACCGATCCAAAGAAATATTTTGCGGACATTAATGATGAGTTAAAGAGACAGTACGACTATCAGCAAAAGATTATGGCACTACAAAAGAGTGCAACAGAGTCAAAGATTGCTGGAGATTATATCGGATCAGCAATGATTGGTCAACAAAAGATTCAGGAAGTTTCAGACTTTAACGCTGAGTCAAAGAACATTGACTTTAATAGCAAACTTGCTACAATGAAGGAAGCCCTTAAGGTTATTAGCAACTCAAAGCTTAAAGACCCTAAGCAACAGGCATTGATCCAATCAACATTAAGTCAAGGAATGCTTGGAATAGAACAGCTAAGAGCATTTAGCCCAGACCTAACAAAGGCAGCAGCACTACAGACTGGAGTGCCTGGAGTTTCAAACACATTTAATAATACTCCATCTTCAACTACACCAACTTCTGGAACAGTGTATAATGTTACTATGACGGTAAATGGGGCTAATGCAAATGCAGCAGATATTGCTAATCAGGTAATTAAGAAGCTTGGTGTAAAAAATACACAGAATAACAAGACAAATGCGGTGACACCATAATGGTATATGCAATTCAGTCGGGACTACAGGTTTCATTAAATGGTACTACTTGGTACAAGCTTACAGACCATAATCGTGATCCTATTGACATTGAACCAGAGCTTATTGAAAACCAGTCAAGAATGGCTAATGGAAGTTTAAGAAAATACATTATTGCAAAAAAGCATAAAATTTCAACAAGATGGAACTTCCTTCCAACCAAGACTGCAGAAACTGCTGACGGTAATTATGGAGCAGCATGGCTTGAATCATTTTATAATGCTAATGCGGGAATCCCTATTTACCTAAAAGTAGTAGAGTCAGTTCTTGAGGCAGACCCAGCAACGGGATCAATACCTGATGAGTCGGGGAATAAGTTTAAGACAGCTGCTACAGAGTCATCTGTAACAAATGCTACAGGGTCAAAGACATACAGTGTATACATAACAAACTTTTCTAAGACAATCTCTAAGAGAAGCAGAATCGCTGATTATGTTGATATAGATATTGAATTTACGGAGATTTAATGCTAACGGGAATTAATTCATCTGTATTTTCCAATTCAGACTCAATTGGTATGTTGCCAATAGTATCTGCTGAGTGGAATCATAACCTTTTTAATCCTCCCTACATCACTGTTGCAGGTCCAGGAACAGCAATGTCCCTGTCTTTATCGTCTTCTAGCGGAGCAGTCTCCTCCGTAACTTCTGAGGCAAAACCAAACTTTACTACAAAGAGTATGCCTATGTTGGATGGTAAAGGGTTTATAGAGTATGCCGTTACAGCTAATAACAAGAATGCATATAAGATAATTACATACGTAAAGACTAGCACTCCAACACCAGTCATGGTTACATCTTTTGCTGAGGGACCAAACTCTGAATTTGGATCAGCTCAAGAAGAAGCAACCTCATTAGGTTGGACGAAGATAACCACATTTATGGGGTCTCCATATTTTTCTGAAGATACTATCTCTTCTTTTACCTACAGAATAAATCTAAATACACTTAGCGGAATTGACGAAAATCCAACGGTATACTTTACAGTCCCTCAAGTATATGAAACATCCTATATAAACTATGTAAATGATTCCTTATGGCCAACAGACAGTGTTTTTCAGTTCTTTAGGCCTGGAGAATCTTATGTATCTACTGGAAACACAAATTGCTCTTTACCATCAAATTATAGAAAAATTAATACATCAATTATCAATGGATATTCAGGAGCACACTATGCACCTGTTAGCTCTATAACTCAAACTCCATCATTTTTCTTTGCTGCCCCACCAGTTCCTGGAATTAAAAGTTCTTTGCCAACAGACATATCCCCATACAAGTACTTTGTTTCTGATCCAATTGACTCTGGAACTAGCTATACTCCAACTATTTGCGGTATATACGAAAAGCCAATTCTTTCCAACAAGATTGTAATTAAATTCAATACACTAATAACAACCCCTACAATCAAGGTAAAAATTAATGATGCGTTTATTACAGTAGATGGAAGCGAAAATATTAGCATCCCTGCAAACTCTGATAGCTTCGTTCCTGGAGTATTAATTCTTTATTGGACTGGCTCAGCTTGGACAAAGACTAAATGGTCTGAGATGCCAGCATTTACAAACTCTGGTAGCATAAGCAAAGCAACAACGATAAGCAAGATATCTGTAACACAAATATCAGTTGCAAAAAGATCACAGTTTGACTCATATACTAGTCAAGACGCACAAAGTGATTTTAAATCTATGCATATTATTGAGCTATCTCCAAGGCTAGAGATTGATCTTTCTTCCTTTGTAGAAAATGTATCAATAGAAAAGTCTTTAGATTCTCAGAGCACAGTTCTTCCTATTTCCTCCGTTAATGCGGATACCATGAGCGTAAGACTATCTTCAATTCCATTGATCAATAATAACTCATTGGTTAATATATTTTCTAGCCAAAGTGATAATGAGTCTGTTGTGTTAAAAAATCTATTACGTAAAAATGTAAAGTTCTACGTAAACTTTAACGTCTTTGAGTATGCAGACCTTAGTGCAGGGACAGTATCAACATCAAACTATTATATTCCAGGCGGAGTATTTTATTCTGATAACTGGGATGAAGAAGATATAAATACAGTTTCAGTACAATGCTTTGATGTTTCTAGATATCTTCAATCAATGCCAGCACCAGACTATGTGGCAAACCTAAAGAGTGTTTTTGAAATTATTACTAATATACTGGATACAGTTGGCTTTACAGACTATGACTATGACTCATTGTATAAGGTTTGCAACAATAAGGCAATCCCGATGGACATTTCATATTTTTATTGCAACTCAAAAGACTCAACAGTAATTGATGTTTTGAATAAAATATTTATTGCTTATCAAATTGGATGCTTCATTGATGAGTATGGAGTTATGAAGTTTTTAAGCCTATACGATATTTTGTCATCTACAAACTCAGTGCTTTCAATTTCTGATTTTGATATCCAACAAGAAGGATTTTCTTTATCTAATAAAGCAAAGCCAGGGAAAATATCTTTAAGGTATCAGTCGCCAAAGGTTAAGCAGTCACCATCTCTACAAAATGTGACAAACCCTGCAATTGCTGATTCACCATCGTTTGTATACACAACATCAAATGATGTGGTTTGGCAACAACAGTCTATAGATTCCGTAGGGTTTAACTATATCAAGGATGGAATGGATAAGGACAGCAATGTTCTCAACATAAATGTTAATGACTTGCAGAACATTTTCCATACATTCAATAGAGATGCTAGTGGCTATGTTTTTATTGAAAATGAGATTACATCATTCTTGTACAAGGAGTATAGAATATCTAAGGCTGATAATACATCAGTGCTGGTATCTATTAAAAATAACCTTGAGCTAGAGTCTGAGATTAATAAGTTTATTAAGCAGTATAGTGTTGGACTAAAAACTTCGGACGGCACAGAAAAACAAGACTACGATGTTATTGTTACGCCTACTGGCAATATCACAAATGTTCAAAGAGGAATGTTTGGTACATTGCCAGCAGAACACAAGAGAATTACAACTCTTGCAAGCAAGGGCTTAGTGGAAAAGTTATATGATCAAGATGCAACTATATCTGCCAGCTCTGGATATACATCAATAATAGACGATGGAGATCCACTGCAAGGTGGCGATGCAGCCCTGCCAAGCATTGACAAGATAGGCATCTCTGGAGATCTTGCTGATACTATTGCTACAAATTCTTATAACCTTTTAATATTTCCAGAAAATGAAGTTGATCATGATTATCAGACATACTCTGTTAAGTTTGATATGCCACATAGAGCACTAAGCAGTGCAGGACTATTCTTTAATATGGAAAGTAATACTTCCCCTGAAGGTGCATTCTTTGTTGAGCTATTGAGGATTAACCAGATTGATCCAAAAACTTCAGCCTTGTATAGTCCGCCTTTGTACAAGTATGTATTGATGATTTATGGTGCAGGAGAGATGTTCTGGTCGGAAGTGACAGGAGAATGCACAAATATTGTAGATAATTTCTCAAAGATTATCAAAAAGACACAAGTCGGAGATAACTATTCATACTCATATGTCTCTGATAATCCTTTTAATCTTAAGGTAGTTCATTATTTATCAGACGGTACAGATGGAGAAGATGGGTCAACAGGAACACCAAAACGAATAGTCTCTGCATTTATCAACAACGTAGAAATTGTTGGATGGCAAAAAGCAAAGATAGACGACTATGACTCTGTAACTAATCCTGGAGGTTCTGGATGGCAGGCTACTGAGGTAAATAAGGTAACTGGAATGAGACAGAAACCATCATTTACTGATACAATCCAGTCAGGACGTAAGTTTGGGTTTACAACAAGCGTCATGCCAATACAGCCAGCAGGTATTCATCCTTTACTTTTTGATAACCCTCTTTACGATGAAATACCAGTAACCCCAGAATCTCCTTCTTCTCTTAGAGAAATTCATGCAACACAGAAACCACTCAAGGAAAGAAGTGTTAGCTATTTTTATCAGGATAGAGAATTTCTAAATGGGCTAATTCAGGGTCAACCACTTTATGGCAACTCAAAGACCTATATAATGCAGACTACCCCAGAGATTTCTGGAATTAACTACTATGATGTTCAATACACAACCCCAGCAGCTGTATCTGTAGATGTTTTGCCAGTTGAATATATGTGGAAATATTATCCAGGGAACTCCCAGGAAGATCAAATATACTATGCTAAAAAGCTAGTAGATGAATACTCATTATCATACTCAACACCAATCAATACAGGGTTTAGAGCAAAGATGGCAATTGCCAATAATTCATCTCATGTTGTATTTTTACATAAAGAGTCTGATAGCCTTAATGAGTTTACTGTAAATCTGAACCTGTGGACACATGAAATTGTTGCACCATCAGACCCAGAAATACTGGAGACTGTCATAGACTACTCAAACCTATCTGAAGTTGCACAAATAGACTCAGAGTGGATACAGTCTAAGCAGTCAGCTCAAAGAATACTTAAGGTGGTCTCAATGGCGGTAGATGGCTTCTCAAAGACTGTCTCTCTTAACTTGTTTGGTAATCCACTCATACAGATTGGAGATGTAGTCACGCTAAGCTATTCTCTCAATGGTATATCAAACCAGAAATATTTTGTAAGTTCTATCTCACATTCTTTTGAGCAGGGACTAACAACCAACGTAAGCTTAAACAGGCTTCCATAGGCATGCCCCTGTGGTATAATTAATAAAATAGGAGAGTAATATGCCATATGTAAAGATATCAGACCCAAGCATTATTGACCTTGCTGCGTGGCACCAAGTCATCAATGTTGTTAATCAGCATAGCGATAGCATTAACGCTATCACCAATAACTTTGGTGTACAAGGCTCTGGTACCGTAGACTGGAATGCCGATAATGACGTGGCTCATGAATTTAGTAGTGGACCACAAAAAATGCTATATGGAAGAACAAAGATTAATACAGCAAATAATTCATCATATAAAAACAATAAGCAATTCTTTTACGGTGATGTAAACTTTGTTGATCAGACTTCAGGAACAACTGCATTTAGTGCAAAGCCAGTAGTAACAGGAACAATCCAGTTTGGTCATACATCTATTGATGCCTTAGACGATACAGATCACAACATCATCGTTACCATATATGGCGTGACAGAATCAAAATTTAGTTACAGAGTAACAAGAGCAATAAGCACAGACGCAAAGCCAGAACCGTTGACAGGATATTTTTATTTAAATTGGCATGCAATGGGTCCAAAGTAAAAGGAGCCATCAGTGAGATCAAAATATAAAAGTGGAAAATCTGTTGCAAAGAATCCAACAGTAACCATTAGTGCAGATGATCCAAGAGCTGCATGGAATAAGATCTCACAAACTAAATCTCGTCAAGGAGCAGAAGTTGATATCCTTGGTTTTAATGGAAAGTCGTTAGCCTCTGGTGGAACGGGATTAAGCAATCCCAACGGAACAACATCTTCTCCAGAACCTGAATCCGCAGCACCAAAAATATTTGTCCCTCCAACAAATGGAAATGCAGCATATGTAATTAGCCAAGCATACTTATCTCCAACAGCAGTGTCAGACGTAGTTGCAAGTTGGTCTGGAGAAGACCTAGTGGTTACATTTGATTGGGAATATGATAATGCAGATAATCAGTCAGCATCGGAGTTTATTGTTGAACTTACTGTAGGAACGACAGTAGTCCAAACCCCATTAAAATCATTTTTAGTGAATAAAACTCAAACAGCGCAAACTTTAACAGTGACAAAAGCAATGAATCAAGGTATGTTTGGTGTTCCACAAACAAGCCTTACAAGCATCTGTGTTTTGGTTACCGATGCTTTTTATAATGTTAGTACAAAGGTTTGTGCTTCATCTGTTCCAGAGTATATTTTGGACTTGCCAGTACCAGAGATTACGGTTACATCAATAACTAACGGATACAGTGTTGCATATACAGTTCCAACAGAATCATCTTTTAACTCAATTGAGGTTGTTGAGTATGAGTCAACAAGTTCAACCGAGCCTACTGGAGTAACATATTCAAGAACATACTTTGGGGCCATTAGCCCAGCTAACGTAATTGTTCACAATTATAATGCACGTTGGATAAAGGCAAGATTTTATTCAGACTCTGGCGCAACTACAGACTTTTCAACTGCATACAAGGTTACTCCAACAAGCGCAGTATCGGTAGACTTGACACCCCCAGATGAAGTTACTACCGTTACTGGTGTATGGTCTGGAGAAAATATAATTGTATCTTATAATCTTCCATCGTCAAATGCTGGAGCAAGAATACAAATTCGCCTTACAGCATCTAATAACTCAGTAGGATATTTTTATGCATTCCCTAGCGGAGCTGGAACTAGTCAAACACACACTATAACAAAATCAGAGTTGTTCTCTCAGTTTGGAACACACTACAGTTCTTACACAGGACTACTTAAAAGTATTGATGCCAATGACAATAGAAGTTCTGGGGTTTCATTTTCAGTTGCAACGAGAGCAAATCCACTATTAGGTATTACTCCAACATTTTCGCTTGTACCACTATCAAATGGATACTCTGTTAATTTTACACTCCCTATAGGTGCTCAATTTGCAGAGGTTTATGCTAAACACACAGCGTGGTCAGGCGATCCGACAGATGATACGTATGTTGTAGGAGCAGGACTCCCACCCTTAGTTATTATTGATACAGACTACACAACTGCATACATTAAGGTCCGTTACTACGATGACTTTGACAATACATCAAATTATTCTGCAGAAGGAACAGTCACACCACTGAATCCTGGAGAAATAACATCTTTTGAAAACCCAATCACATTTGGAGAAAATGCAGTAATCTATGCAGGCAACTCAGCAACAACAGGAACACGAACACTATTTAAGACTGGTGGTATTTTTGCCTATGATGCAACCAACACATCTCCATCAACCCAGATTGTCTCTAATGCTGCAGAAGGAACACCAACCTTTATAACAACACAAGCACAAATTGCAGACTGGCAAATCAAAGATACAAAGATTGAAAATACACTTGCAGGTGCCCCAACAGCCTATACTGGATTATCAGCAACAGGGCCTTATTCGTTTTGGGCAGGAAGCGAAGTATCTGGAGGTAACTCTTCTGCTAACTTTACAGTAACTCCAGGTGGTGCAGTAACTGCAAGAAACATAACCATTATAGGAAATGGGAACACAAGCAGCAACTTAATTAGTGCAGGAGGACTTTTTACTGTAAAAAATGATGGAACTTTTTCTGCAACTGGAGCAAGCATATCTGGAACAATCTATGCACAGGGTGGTCAGTTTAATGGAAATGTTTTATTAAATGGTGGATCACTTTATGCACCAGGTGCTGGTGGATCTGCCAACAGTGGAATAAGAACTGTTTTTAATGCGTCTGGTATTGCTGCATTTAATGGCGATGGGGGGTATGCAGAAATGCTTACTACTCCTCTTGCCAATGGCGCAGTATTCTCAACAAATGCAGCCGACATAGGTGGATGGGAAATCACCACAGGTAAAATTCAAAAAACATCAATAACTGGTAAAGGTAATATTATCCTTGATTCAGATTCAGGATATATCGCTGTATCAAATTCATCAATTTCTACATACCTTGCAGGAATTAATAGCCCTAGCTCAGATCCATCAAGCTCAGTATTTTGGGCGGGAAATGGAACAGGACCAAATGATACATCTAATCCATTCAGAGTAACACTAGCAGGAAAGCTTTACTCTAGCAGTGGACAAATTGGTGGTGCAACAGACTACTGGACTATTGATAGCAATGGTATTACTGCTAATAACGGTGCACAAATTAAGATTGGAAACTATGAAATTAAAGCAAGCGATACATCAGAGTTTGCTATTTTTTATAGAAATCCTTCAACACAGGCTACATCATCTATTTTGCTTACAAATACAATTGCTGGATATGATAGAATATACTTAGGTCAAGAAGGTCGTCAGGTAGAAGTTGCTAAAAATGCAGAAATATCTGGATCGTATAGTGGAAGCGATCAAGACTATCGTTCAGGTGGGTTAAGAAATATGTATACTATTACAACGGCTCAGTTTGCAAATAACTTGACTGCTTTCCCAGGTGCAGGCACTGGGTCAGTACTTCTAGTTTATACTCCGTAGGGTTATCATGGCAATAAAGATAAAAGATGGTTTTGGCAATTGGAAAGACATTGCTGCCATTTATCTAAAAAATGCCACTGGAACATGGAAAGCTTTAACTTCTGCTTATGTCAAGCAGACAGATGGATGGAAACAGTTTTTTTCTTTATCTTTGCCGTATATTCAATATGGAGTAACAATTGAATCTTCTAGTGCAACTAACCCATCGGTGTTAACTGGTACAAACTATCATTGGTATAATACTATTGAGAATCCAAAGTATTTATTTCAAAAATCAATTGATGGAGTAGACTGGGTAGATATTGGATCACAAGCAACAATAACTAACCCATCTACAGGTCTTTCTAATAACGTATCCTACACAACTCAGTCCTCTGACTTTGTTCAAAATGACATGTATTTTAGATTTGTGGTATTTGGCAAGAATGCAGCAGGTGCAATATATGCATCAGAAAGTTCTTCGGTTATGGTGTCTTTATCTTCAACACCACCGCCACCTGTTCCGCCTGTTACACCTCCGCCAACAACATTGCCAAACTGTCCAGGACAAACAACTAATCCTGTGGGATATACCTGTGCTGATCTTGGCTTAACGCTTTTGGGAAACTCAACACAATACAATATACCAACAGGGTATCAGTGCTGCGGAGATCCTCTTCCAGTAGAGACTGGGCTTACTCCAGCAATATCAGCGGGTACCTATATTAATGCAAGTACTGTCAAGTTTTCTGTAACTAACTATAATTCAGCATATACCTGGTCTGCTACAACATATACCCCAAGCGGAACACCAATAAGTTATACTATCTCGTCATCAATTATTAGTGCAACCCAAATAGACTACACAGTTTCTGGAATTGTTCAGTCTGGTGTAATTTTAAGGGTTACAACATCAAGAACTGGCTATACAACCGAATATGCAGAGCAATCATACACATTTCCAAGCATTGAGGTAACGGGTGTTACTCCTTCGGATGGAGCTGACAATGGAACAGGAAGAAAGCTAGTTCTATCTTGGACTAACGTCCCTGGAATAAATAGGTATATGCTTCAATTTGCAGTTGATGGTACATTTAATTGGACATACTCATACAACATAAGTAATCCATTTACTAGCAATAATTATTACCCATATGGTACAACATACAAAATGTATGTCTATGGAACAGATTCTAGCGATAATATTTTAAATGGGTCTCAGTCTGCTCTTACTTATTGGACACCAGTAGCTACTCCTGTAACACCTCCTGTAACTCCACCAGTTACACCACCTGTTACTCCACCTGTAACACCTCCAGTTACACCACCTCCAGTGATTGCACCAACAAATACAGCACTTCCATCAATAAGTCCTACTACTGGAACTGCGGGTTCTACACAATATTCAGTAACTAATGGCACTTGGTCAGGTACTGCTCCTATAACCTACTCTTACCAGTGGAAATATAATGATCAAGGATCACTTTGGGTGTCTATTTCTGGAGCAACATCTTCTTCTTATACACCACCATCAAATTATGTAACCCTTTATGGTTCTGGGCTAAGATGTTATGTAACAGCAACTAATTCAGCAGGAAGTGCTACTGTTTATGCTCCAGAAGTATCTGTATCTGCCCCTGTAACTCCACCAGTCACACCTCCTGTCACACCACCAGTTACACCACCAGTCACCCCTCCTGTTACACCACCAGTAACTCCTCCCGTTACCCCTCCTGTAACACCACCTGTTACCCCTCCTGTGACTCCACCTGTTACACCTCCAGTTACACCACCTGTAACTCCACCTGTGACTCCACCACCAGTTGCAACAGGCTCATCTTGTACTACTTTTGATGTAAGAACTGCTTCCTGTAGGTCTACTGGCTGTGACAGTGGTGGATGTGGTTCTGGTGGTCCTTGCTACACAGCTGCAAGCAATAAATGTTATTAATCAAGCACAAACTTGACAATACCTAATAATTAATATATAATATAATAAATAAAAAAGGGGGCAAAATGTTAAGAGATTGGGATATTCAGTTTGTTCATCCAATTGCACTTGAAGACTCAATTGCTTTGGTTTGGGTAATTGATGGTCAATGTCTATATGATCTACCGTTGCACAATAAATATGCTGCAATGTTTTTAAATAATGACGAAGTTATTGATGTGTCTGACGAATATCCAGATCATACTGGCATAACTGTTAGATTTATGAAAAATGGTCAAGCTATAGAAGACTTCCAAACAACAGAGTATTTTGGTTCAATACTTCTAAGCAGTCCGCAGCTTGTTGATTTATCTTTATATCCCAATGGCAGATATGTAGTATCCCCACATGCTACTTTTGATGGGCAAAGGTTTACCATAACAAATCGTGACATGACTGGTTTGCCAGAATGGGATGATAGATATGAGTAAATCTAGGTGGGAACAATACAAAGAAAAAAATGGAACAACACCTTTAGACCTGTTAAACCCAGCAACAAAATATATAGATAAAGAAACAGCAACAGCAAGAATGAAAACATGTCTAGATTGTCCTGAGTTAATTAGTCTTACTCAGCAATGTAAGAAATGTGGGTGCTTCATGAGCATGAAAACAAAGTTTGAAGCATCAAAATGTCCACTAGGGAAATGGTAAGGTAAAATGCCAACACAAGCAGATACAAGTCCAAACATTAGGTTTCCTCTTCCAGAGGTAAAGCCAGCGTTTATGGTTGAAGATATGTTCAGTCCAGAAGTCTTTAAAAGAATAAAGGACAGAATCAGTGAGATTAACTGGGGTCCAGGATCAGATTCTTTTTATCACACATCAATGGGAAGATGGGAATCAGGTGTAAGTTTTGACCCAGATATTGAAGAGCTAATGCTTAATAAAGCAAGAGAACTTTTTGGTAATGATACATTAAGACAGACGTATTTTTATACAGTAAGATACCAAAAGCAAAATGGTAATATCCCACACCTTCATAAGCATATGGATCAAAATGGTTGTGAGCAAACGATTGATATTTGTATTGATCAAAAGGGTATTAACTGGGGAATTGAAGTAGATGGAGTAGTTTTTCCAGAAAAAGAGAATGCAGCGGTATGTTTTTATGGGCAACAGCAGGTTCACTCAAGACCAGAATTTCCATCAGATGTAACAGAAGATGACTACCTAGTTGTACTATTCTTGCATTATGTAAGACCAGAGCACTGGTGGGCCAAGGCATTTGATGAAGGCGGTATAGAGAAGGTAAGAGAGGTTATGGGAAGATATACCATTGATGGTGATATTAGATTCTATGAACATATGGGCTATATCTCTCAACCAGAACTTCCAGAAGGACAAGAAAGATGCGAGTGTCATAACTACAGAGGGGTATCCGAAGCAGTTAAGCATGCTATAGAGAATCTGCAGCACTAGTCTATGGACCTTAGTACATCTTACTTATGTTCTTGTATTGAACAAGAGCAGTACTTTGATCAATCATTTTCCGTAAACAGGATTAAAGACTTTTCTATACGCAACTCAGAGTCTACAGAAATAAAATATTACTCTGGAAATGTTTTTCTTATGCCATCATTTAGTCACTATGGACATTCTCTTATGGACATGTACGGTCAATACTTATTGCTAAAAAATAAATATCCAGATTTAAAAATAGTATTCTTTAATGAGAGCAAAAAAGGTTTTGTGTATAATACTGCTTCAATCAAAAAAGTAATAAAAGATCTGCTTGACATAAACAAAGTGTCAGAAGATGAAATTGTAGACCTTAGCTCAGAAAATATAGTATTTGAGAATCTTTTATTTATATTTGATATTAACTTAACCTTTCCACAAGACTTTTACTCTAATAACGGATTAAATGATTATCCAGACTATTTGCCATTTTGTGATTGCTACAAAGGAACAGAGCCTTGCGGACAAAGTAAATATTTTACATACAATTACTTAGTTATAGATGAACTAAAAAAACATTTTTTGCAGTATAGGTCTACCATAAATGATCAAAAAATATATGTATCTCGCAAAAGCTACAACCAGTACTGGAAAGGTGTAATGGATTCTCTCTCGCAAAAGTCTAACTTGAGTGATGGAGAAAAAACATTGCTGCGAATGTCTTATATTAGGTTTTATGACAAAGAGCAAGACATAGAAGACTTATACGTAAAGAATGGATATACTGTTATATATCCAGAAAATCACGGAATAATAGAGCAGATAAAAATTTTTAGTGGTGCATCCCATATGGCTGGGCTTTCTGGAACATGGCTTTTTAATGTTTTTTGGGCTGATAAAAAGACTGTAGTTCACGAGATAAAGCCAACAAACCATAAATACCACTATGATGTTTTTGGAGAATATTGCGTAGATAAATATCAACATTTAGACTTTACAGAATTATCGCACTATGATATAATTAAAAGCATAGAGAGTTTAGTCGGGGGACAGCAATGAATAAAGAAATACTTGCACCAGGAATAGTGCTATATAGATCAGATAAGGCTGAGGTTGATAATATTTTCAATCAACTAGAGCCAGCAATTGGTACTCGCTGGAACCAGGCCATGGCGGTAAACACTGAGACACTGGCTAGTGAAGTAATTGAGTCAAGAAGTTGCTACGACTACCCACTGTCTGGAGCTAATGCAATTGGTCATCAGAAGGATCTGTATGACTCTGTAGATAGATGGATCGCCCCAAAGATTGAGGATTTTGTTAGCCAATACAGTATTGAAAAATTGACTGCTGGTCCGTATATCTTTTTAAAGTATAAAGAGTCTAATAAGTTTGACTGGCATATAGATGATGGAAATAAATTTCCTAGAACAGTCTCTGTTAGTGCTTACATTAATGATGACTATGAGGGTGGAGAGATAGAGTTTCAACATTTTGGAATTAGCCACAAGCCAAAGGCTGGAGATATTATTGTATTTGGATCTTCATTCTCTTATCTTCATAGAGTCAAGCCAGTAACTAATGGGACAAGGTATGCAGTGGTTAATTGGTATCGCTATGATGGATACCCAATGATGATGGGAAACTAAATGTTTAATCCTAAAGTTGTTGATAACTTTTTAGACGAAAAAGACTCTCAATACTTGGTTGATTTCTTGTCAACTTCTGATTTGTGGGTTAGTGGTGGTTCTGAGTTTTGGGATAATCGTGTTATAAATTATCACGATGTTCTGCGGGTTGATAGAGAAGCTGCAGTAATAATGCTTGATGCAAACATAAGATGTAAACAAGCAATCAAGGATTTATATAGTTTAGAGCAAGATGTTTACTCTGATACGCTTCAGATGGTTAGATGGTTTCCAGGAATGGAACAGCCACCACATGCAGATGACATGACCAATACAGATGTGAATGGCTTTGAGCATAGAGTTTTTGGCTCCATTATTTACCTTAATGATAACTACTCTGGTGGACACACATATTATCCAAAGCATAATTTTGACATAACTCCAAAATCTGGATCCCTAGCAATACACCCAGGAGATCCAGAGCACCTTCACGGCGTAACAAAGATTGAAGAATCAATTAGATATACTATGGCATCTTTTTGGACATTTGAAAAGGATATGTCTCATGACTGGCCCATTCCTTAATGATCCAGGGTATGAAGTTCCAGATAATACTATCCTAATTGTTCCAAGTTCAAGCAATAATGATGGTTGGTATAAAGAGATAATCATGCCATTAAAGGGAGAGCCAAAAAGAGATTGGTTTACTCCACATTTTTATTATTGTCTTCCATTAAATATTGGAAACCAGTATGGGTTTGTGATTAAGTCTTTAAGGGACTTTGAGATAACTTGGGATGGCACTGAAAATGATGCACAGATTAATTTTTTAAATGAAGACAATGCAGAAAAGCAGGTCATTCAGACTGGGTTTAGTCAAGGAATCATTACTGTACAAAATCACTTTTCAATAAAAACTCCAATAGGGGTAAACACAATGGCAATTCAGCCACCAAACATGTTTATTCCTGGATGCATCTCAATGACTGGCGTAATAGAGACTGATCAGATAAAGAGAGATTTTACTTTTAACTTTAAGATGACAATTCCAAATGTCACAGTTACAGTCAAAAAAGGAGACCCACTAGGAGCTTTTATTCCAATTCCACGTTACTTTGTTGACAAATTTGATGTAGCATTAGTAACAGACATATTTGACAAAGAGCTCCATGAAAATGAAAACAAAGAGGCACAAAGGCTTACACAGGAAAGAAATGGAATAGACAAGACAAAGCCCCACCAGTCTGGAAGAAGGTACTTCAATGGAACGAATTCAGATGATAGTCTATATCCAGATCATCAAAAAAGGCTAACATAGCCAAGCTATCTGTGATATACTTTATATGGAGAAAAAATGGCATATGAACTAACTAACCAGGAAAAGTCTAACATCATTGTAGAGCACCTAAAAACTTTGGAGATCAATAAATTTGATCTTCAGGCCTCCTTGATAGAATGCCAAGCCTCCACAGAAAGCCAACAGGACAGTATTGATTCTTTAAACTTTCAAATATATGAGATTGACGTTAAGCAAAATGCTCTAGCAAAAGAGTTAGCAAGCCTTAACACAGAGATGGGGAATATATAATGGATAAATCAGAATTAGTTATCATGGCCTTACAGCAAAGAATTGGTGAGCTTGTATCAAACTATGAAACACAGATAGCTTTGCTTAGAGCAGAACTAACCAAGATGGCTCAAGATAGCCAAGAAAAAGATCAAACTATTCAGGACTACTCTGAAAAGATAGACGATAAAATTTCAATAGAAAACATAGATCAATGCTGAACTGTAAAAAGTGTAAAGGAAGAGTCTTTGTTGATAGACAATTTAATTCTGTAATGCATATTGAAACATACTGCGTAAGATGCGGAGACAGGAAGTTCTATCATCCACCACAAGATACCACGGAGGGCAGATGGCTACTGCTAAACGAAAAATTCAGAGCGAAGAATACAATAACGAGTCTGTAATAAAAGGAAACCAGAAGGTCTGGTTTTTAAATGGTGACCTTGTAAGAGTGCATCATACTTCCAGATCAACTGGTATGGTCTCTTTATACAACATTACCCAAGATAGACTTGAGAGCTGTTTGCGTACTGATTTTAGACGTAACAGAGAAAGAGCCTACACCATAGCAGAGACAGCTATTCTTGTCAATAGGCATCGCAAGTATTTACCAAGATTAATGAAGAATGGAACTATTCCAGGACCAACTGGTTCTAGAAAAGGCGGGGAACCAGGATGGCAAGTAAGGGCATACTACTCTGAATCGCAAGTAAAAGAGATACGTGCTATACTTGCAAGTATACATATTGGTCAGCCAAGAAAAGACAAATTAATAACAAATAATATGACTCCTACAAGCCAAGAGTTGACACGGCGAATGGGAGACGGTATACTTACATATACAAAGACCGAAGATGGAAGATTTATTCCAACTTGGTCAGAGAGCATTTAAAATAGGAATGGGTGGAGTAATGCAAAACGATTCAACAAAGGTAAACGTAACACTAGGATATACGCTTAATCTAGGTAACTTTCAGTCACTTAGACTTGATCTTGGAGTTGTAGATAGTAAGCGTGATGGAGAGAGTACGGCAGAAGCTTTTGAGCGAGTATACAAGTTTGTTGAAGACAAGCTTACTGAAAAGATCAACGAAGCTAAGTCAGAACTAGAAGAATAGTGGCAGACCGCAAAGACAGGATGGCTTTGCTCAGTCGCTACAATAAATTTTATACACAACGATATGAGCGTAAGTCTGGTATCAATCTGAATGTAGAACAGTGGGCTGCTGATGCCCTTGTTGAATCATATGGCATGCCACAGTGTTATGACTTGCTAGAGTATTACTTTAGTGTGGCACAAGAACCTAATTGGAATTACTTTGCATACAATGCAGAAAAGATTCTTAATGGTAAACTAGAAGTAGAAGAAGATATTAAGCAAAGAGCAGCAATGAGACAGAAGGCAAAGGAGTGGCTAAGTGAATAACGCAGAGGCAAAAGTAATCTCCGCCGTACTAGAGGATAAGCAGTTGCATGTATTGTTGCAGGCAAATGTTGATACATTGCTCAGGACACACAAAGATGTTTGGAACTTTATTCGTCTATATGCTGAGAATAATGGGACAGTACCTCCAACATCTTTGGTCGTTGAAAAGTTTAGAGACTTTCAGCCAGTCCCAGGTATTGGTGCAACAAAGCACCATCTTGAAGAATTACAGTCTTCATATTTAAATGATAGCCTTAAAGATATTCTTCGCTCAGCAGCGGGAGAAGTTCAAGGTGGACAAGGCGTTCAAGCACTTGAAGAGCTTATTGCAAAGACTTCAGAGCTAAAGAAAAATACTTCCGTTATTCGTGACATTGATGCCACAGATATTGACTCTGCTATTGCATACTTTGAAAACGTTAAAGAGCAGCAGGCACTTGGTTCTCGTGGAATTAAGACAGGTTTGCCAGGGTTTGATAATTACCTACCTTCTGGAATTATGCCTGGACAATTAGGAGTGTTCCTTGCCTATCCTGGTATTGGTAAGTCATGGATGGCACTATACTTTGCAGTACAGGCATGGAAGCAAGGCAAGACTCCATTAATTATTTCTCTTGAAATGAGTGAGACAGAAGTTCGTAACCGTGTATTTACAATCATGGGTGAAGGTCTTTGGTCACACAGAAAGCTTTCAAATGGTGAAGTAGAACTAGATATGATGAAGAAGTGGCATGCTGGCAAACTTGAAGGTCGCCCTCCATTCCATATCATTTCTAACGATGGTGGAGGAGAAGTAACTCCATCTGTGATTCGTGGAAAGCTTGATCAGTATAAGCCTGACTTTGTGGTTGTTGACTATTTACAGCTTATGTCGCCAAACCAGAAGGCTGATAATGAAACGGTAAAGATGAAGAATCTCTCCCGTGAACTAAAGCTTATGGCTATCAGTGAGAACGTCCCTATTATTGCTATCTCATCTGCCACACCAGATGATGTTAAAGACCTCTCTACAGTCCCTACACTGGCTCAAACAGCATGGTCTAGACAGATTGCTTACGATGCTGACTGGGTGCTTGCATTAGGTCGTGGAACAAACTCTGACATTATTGAGTGTGCATTCCGAAAGAACCGTAATGGTTTTATGGGTGACTTCTTAGTGCAGTGTGACTTTGACAAGGGATACTACAAGTACAAGGACTTTGAAGATGGCAAGTAAAGAACTATACACAGAAGAGCAGATCCGTCGTGTTCTCAATGGTGCAGGAATTGATATTGAAGCAGAGTTTGGTTCTGACTTTATTATCTTCTGTCCGTACCACAATAATAATAGAACACCAGCAGGTGAGGTTTCTAAGGAATCAGGTCTGTTCTTTTGTTTTGGTTGTCAGACTACAAAGAATTTAGTTGAGCTTATTATGTTTATGTCAAACAGAACATACTTTGAGGCTGTACGATATATTGGAAGCAAGCAGCAAGAAACAGATATTACTGCTGTGGTTAATAAAGCTTTATATGCTCCTGCAGATTTTGTGCAATATGATGAATTACTTATTAAAAGATTAAACAATCAGGCACTAGAATCACCAAGAGCAATGAGATACTTTGAGGGTCGTAGCATAACAAAAGAATCTGTGGTAAAATTTAATCTAGGATATTCTGAAAAGCAAGACTCAGTAACTATCCCAATGGCAACACCTGATGGAATGACTATTGGGTTTGTTGCTAGAACAATTGAGGGTAAAGATTTTAAGAATACCCCAGGGCTTCCAAAGAGCAAGATCTTGTTTAACCTTCATAGGGTAAAAACATCTTCAACAGTCTATGTAGTTGAATCATCATTTGATGCTATTAGACTTGACCAAGTAGGTTTCCCAGCAGTTGCAACACTGGGTGCTAATGTATCTGTTTCACAGATTAAACTATTAGAAAAGTACTTCAATAACGTTGTACTAGTTGCAGATAATGATGAGGCTGGTGCTATCATGAAAGATAAACTAGTTGAAAAACTAGGCCACCTTGTCACAGTAATACAGTTAGACAAAAAATATAAAGATATCGGCGATATGGATGATGATGCAATTAGAAAGCTGGAGTTCCAGTTTGACAACTCAATCATCGCCATGCTAAAATAATATAACAAACAAAATATAAGGAGATAAAATGGCAATCGTAAGAGGACTTAAAGATATCAGTGCCCTAGTAGACAAGCCTAAGTACGAAGGAACAGGAACAAAGGTTCGTTGGCTCAAGCTTGCTGATGGACAGGCAGTTAAGATTCGCTTTATTGAGGAGCTTGACGAAGACTCAGCAAACTACAATGCAGAACGTGGTCTTGCTCTTGTTGTATCAGAACACACTAATCCAAAGGACTACAAGCGTAAGGCTGTAGATACCATGGACACAGAAGGTCGTGACTGGGCAGAAGAAATGCATCGCAAGGATCCAAAGGCTGGCTGGAGAGCACGTCTTCGTTTCTACTGCAACGTACTCGTAGATGATGGAATTGAAGCACCGTATGTGGCTATTTGGTCAATGGGTGTTAGCAAGCAGTCTGCGTTTAACACTATTCGTGAATATGCACTTGAGACAGGTAGCATTTCAAATCTTACTTGGAAGGTAAAGCGTAACGGTCAGGGAACTGAGACAAGTTACACACTTATTCCAGGTGGACCAGACAAGGAGCCATTTGATTGGTCAACTGTTGAGCCATTCCCACTAGAGAAGGCACTCAACAAGATTCCTTACGCTGAACAAGAAGCCTTTTATCTAGGCTTTGACACACCTAATACTACTTCAACGAACATGGATTGGTAACAGATTAGGTGAATTACGTAGGTTTGCATGTCCACACACACTATTCGCTAATGGATGGTGTTGCTACTCCAGAAGAATATATTGACCGAGCAGTTGAACTTGGTATGCCAGCATTGGCTATCACAGATCACGGAACCTTATCTGGGCATCGGGAACTGTACCGCATTGCAAAAGCAAAGGGCATCAAACCAATTCTTGGCATAGAAGGCTATTTGGCATTAGATAGACACGATAAAAGGGATAAGTCCGAAAGGGTAGGTCCACTTGATGTTAACTACTTCCATATAGTCCTTCTTGCCAAGAACCAAAAGGGTCTTGAGAATCTTAACAAGCTGAACGAGATTGCATGGACAGATGGCTTTTATAGAAAGCCACGTATTGATTTTGAAGTATTAGATCAATATGGTGATGGACTTATTATTCTATCTGCTTGTCAAGGTGGACTTATTGCAAAGGCTATTGAGAATGAAGAGTATGCTTTTGCAAAAGAAAAGGTGCAGTGGTTTAAGAATCGCTTTAAGGATGACTTCTATATTGAACTCATGCCACATAACCCAAAGAATATTAATGATGAGCTTGTTGCATTGGCAAAAGCATTTGATGTTAAGGTTGTAGTTACTCCTGACTGTCACCATGCTGATACAAGCCAGAAAGAAATTCAGGAGATGATGCTTCTCCTAAATACCCACGGCAAAGTATTAAAAGACTCAACATTTGAAAAATCAAAGAAGATTGAGAATATGATGGAACGCCTAGATTACCTATATGGCGCAGACCGTCAAATGTCTTTCCGTACCTTTGATATCCATCTTTTGTCTTATGAAGAGATGAAGGCAGCAATGGCTGAGCAGGGTCATACAGACGAAGAAATGTTTGTAAGCTCGCTAGAGATTGCTGATAAAGTAGAAGACTATGACATTAAGTCTGGTTTAAATCTGTTGCCAGTCCAATATAAGGACCCAGATGCAGAGCTTAAGAGTCTAGCTATTGAGGGATTAAAGGCTCGTGGACTTGACAAGAATGAAGAGTATTTGTCTCGTCTTGATGAAGAACTATCTGTTATTAAAGCTAAAAAGTTTGGTCCTTACTTCCTAGTTGTGCGTAATATGCTTAACTGGGCCAAGAAGGAAGGAATCATGGTAGGCCCTGGTCGTGGTTCTGCAGCAGGGTCATTGTTATGTTATTCACTTGGAATTACAGACATTGATCCAATTCAGCATGGACTACTGTTCTTTCGCTTCATTAACCCAGAACGTAATGACTTTCCAGATATTGACTCAGACATTCAGGACACACGTCGTGATGAGGTAAAAGATTATCTTGTCCGTCAGTATCGTCACGTTGCTTCTATTGCAACATTTATGCAGTTTAAGGATAAGAACATTGTTAAAGATGTTTCTCGTGTGCTTAACATTCCTTTGGCAGATGCCAACAAAGTAAACAAGCAGATTGATACCTGGGATGAATACTGCACATCAAAATCTGCAGCATGGTTTAGAGAAAAGTATCCAGAGGTTGAGATTTACGGAGAACAACTTCGTGGTCGTATCAAGGGTACAGGTATCCATGCTGCTGGTGTTGTAACATCCAAGGATCCAATTTTTAGATATGCCCCCATGGAGACACGATCTATTACTGGGCAGGATGAGCGTATCCCTGTAGTAGCAGTAGATATGGGTGAGGCAGAAAATATTGGTCTTATCAAGATTGATGCTTTAGGTCTAAAAACTTTGACGGTACTTAAGGATTGCATTGATATCATTAAGGAACGTGAAGGTACAAAGATTGACCTGCTTAAGCTTAACATGGATGATGCTAATGTGTATAACATGCTTTCTGATGGATACACAAAGGGTGTATTTCAGTGTGAAGCAGCACCTTACACAAACCTATTGATTAAGATGCGTGTTAAAAATCTTGATGAGCTTGCTGCTTCAAATGCTCTTGTTCGTCCTGGTGCGATGAATACGATTGGTAAAGACTACATTGCCATTAAGCATGGTCGTCAAAACCCAGACTATAAGCACCAAGTTATTAAATCATTTACGGAGGAAACCTATGGCTGTATTCTTTACCAGGAACAAGTTATGCAAGCATGCGTACAACTTGGCGGTATGTCCATGTCGGAAGCGGATAAAGTTAGAAAGATCATTGGTAAGAAGAAAGATGCTAAAGAATTTGATGAGTTTAAGGATAAGTTCATTAAGGGAGCTTCTGCGTACATTTCGCCGAATCAAGCTTTAGAACTTTGGCAAGACTTTGAGGCTCACGCAGGGTACTCATTTAACAAGTCACACGCAGTAGCATACTCAACACTCTCATACTGGACAGCATGGTTGAAGTACCACTATCCACTAGAGTTTAT